TCGTTTCATTTCTCATACTTCACAGGCCAACATGAATCACAGTCATCACCTTCTTCGTATGCGTTTAGTCTCATGGCCATAGGCGTCTTTCTTCTCTCGCGTTTTTGCGCGTATGCGGTTCACCTCGCTCTGGTGATTGTGAGCCATTCGGTGGATGACCTCCAACTCATCAGGCGTCACCCACCAAGCCGGAATCCGCACGAAGCCCGCCGCTCGGAGGGCATCGTTAATACCTAAGTTCTTAGGTGGTTGTTTTGCCATGAGTGTCTCCCGTCGCCCTAACGGGGCGGTTCTCTTAATCCCATCTAGCATCACCTTTTAAAATGACAGCATCACCGACAATGCCTGTCCCACAGATTTTCGTAGCTTCTTCATTAAACGGCAGGCCATTTAGTAAACCTTCTTCGTTTACCAGAATTTGCCATTCCCGATGTTCTGGCGAGCGAACCAGTTCGACGAAACCGCCAACCAGTCTTTGCGCTTCCTCTAAGGTAGGAGCGCGATCTTCAAAAACATGAATCATAGTTGTCTCCTTTTTCTAACTAGACTGGGATTTATACCAAGTATTCCCATAACATGCAAGCAAAAAGTTAACCGGGAAGGCCCGGCAGTTAACCTTTTAACCCGAACAATTTGTCGGGTTACACGTTATCGCGCCCGGTGACAGCTTCGTATTCACCGCGAGCGAGGGGGCCATTTGGAACTCCGAGCCACTTCTGCGGACCACTTGTTGTGAGACGGAAGCGATCAATCAGGCCATGCTGCATTGCACGTTTCACATCTTCTTTGATTGTTGACTGGCCTACAGCTTTGATGGCGATAACACATGGTTCATGGCTTGGAAGAGTGGTCGCAATTGCATAGACGCCATCATGTGTGCCGCCCAGCGTAACGGCCATGCCTTGCTCTTCACGCATGCGTACAAAGTCAACGATGTGGTTCATGCGATCACGAACTGTGCTTGAAAGCGTGAGCGAGCGAATGTCGTTGCTGCGATCCTCAAGCAAACCTGTGTTCGGGTTGCGAATGAAGTGACGGATTTCGCGATTAGCTGGACCGTTTGATTTAACGACAGCGCCATCGAACACGGCGTTGCGTGAGTATTCGACTTGCAGATCACGGCAACGTTGGCGACCAATGCCTTCCTCAACCTGCCAAACAGCAAATGCCGAGCGCACACCATCAACGATAGCCGATGTCCCGCGAATGAGATTACGCGCTTGCTCAGGCGTTGTGATGGGATCGTTGTCTTTGATCTTTGCCATGTGGTGATTGACGATTACCGTTGCACCAGTTTCGGTTGCCATTTGCGCCAACAGACCCATGAACGCAGCGCCCGCTGCGGGATCGGCATTTACATCCGCGTGAACAAAAGACGCGAGAGGGTCAATGATAACTAATTTTAGGTTTTCCATTTCAAGCATCTGATCATAGATGCGTGAGAACTCTTCGCCCATGAGATAGGTGTGATCGAACTTCTGCATGATTGGAAACACGCCACCCAAGTTGGGAAGCGGCAAAATGCGCAGCTTGTGATCGTAATGTTCGCGATACTTGTACGGATCAAGACGCGCGATACGACGATGCATCTCGTCCTTGTCATCTTCGGCAGTGATTAGGATTACGTCACCATGCTCTGCGACTAACCCACCAAAAGCGTTCTGCATAGATGCACCAGATGCAACCTTCATCGCTAGATCAAGCGTCATCATGCCCTTACCTGAGTCACCCGCAGCAGCGAATACGACTGGCACACCGAGCGGTATTGTGTCACCGATAAGAAACTTTTGTTCGGGTGCAGTCCCAAGAAAGTATTTGTCAATCAGCAGACTTTCATCAAGCAGCGAGATTGGCTTTTTGACTTTGTTTTCATGCGTTTGGAAGAACTTGTTAATGTCAAATCCTTCTTCGATTGCGTCTGCTGCGTCCCACTTTTCTGGCTTGGTTGATGGGATGTGAAGCGTCACTATGGACTTTGCACCCGCAGCTTTTGCTTGCGCCTCCACGATCCGGGCCAGCTTCTTGCCAGCGTCATCATTGTCAGGCCAGAGGATAACTTCTTTGTTGCGCAGTGGCGTAAAGTCGAATTTCTCAGCCGTGTTTTCTGACAGCATGCCAGCACCACCGATAGTGCATGTGGCAACGTAACCGAGAGCAGTGAGGGCGTCAGCGCACTTTTCACCTTCGACCCAAATCACCTTGTCTGCCGACAAAATGTACGGGATATTGTACAGAGGTCTTGGTTCTGGCAATCCTTGGCGACCATCCATGAATTGTCGGAATTGCTTCTTAGGTTTACCGGAACTGTCCCGAACAATTTCTCCAGCTTCATCCCTGTCAAAGTATTTCCGAACTGTGACGAGAACCTGACCATCTGCGTCAGTGTAGGTGTACTCGTCCTCAAACGGCGTGTTGGGGCCGATGCTGATCTTCGCAGTCTTTTGTTCGGGTTGTTTAAACCCGTTCATAGATGTTGTGTTTGTGACCTGAAAGTTTTGCGGATTGTTCGGCTTAACGATGTTTTCTGGAACTGAAGTAAACGCTCGCGGCAGGTACTCCGAGAAATGTTCGGCTATTTCTAGCAGCGACCATCCACGTCCTTCTTTAAGAACTTTGCATATACCACCGATGCCATCACCAGATTCAAAATCTTTTCCAGACATAAACCACGGACTGCTTGTGTCGATGTTAATTCTAAGCGACTGACCCTTTTCTCCGCGCAGCGATCCAATGAAAAATTCTTTACCGCGCCGCACCCCATTGGGGTAAGTGTCGATCAGCATTTGCAGTTGGTATTGCCGTGGAACCTCCCGTGAAATTCTTTCTGCGACCTCTTGCGATGTCTTGCCAAACTGTAAAATGTTCATTATCTTGCTTCCATACCCATGACTACCACTATATCTGGGGTGTCGCTGCACAGGCGCACCCCATTTTTTTATTCATCCCAACAGGTTTCGCTGTATTCACAAACCTTACAGAGAAAGAAGTCTTTGCTGTGCGCTATGCGTGGCAGAATGTCACCAGCCTTCGCAGCCGTCAAGATGTTCACCGCGCGGTCGCTCGCCTCTTGAGCAAGAGCCGCGTTGTACGGGACCAATTCGTAATACACCTCAGAAGTGTTTTTGTTTACAACCGTAAATAGGGCTGGATGTATGGTAAGGTCCATGTAGGTCTGATAAAGAGCGATCTGCGTTGCATAAGTCGGGTTAGCTTTTGCAACTCCATGGCGAACGAATGCCTGAAACTTTTTTTCGTTTGCTGACTTATTTTCCCACAAACATGGGTATCCCATAGCCACAGGGCCATTACAAATCACCCCGTCGATGTGCCCCTTGATCTGATCATTGGCAATTGAGAACCCAAACTGTTCGCCGTTTTTATCCTCTGTGCGTAGATCAAATCCCGCGTCTCGCAACCACTTTGCGGCGTAATCTTCTATCTCATGTCCAAACTGAAAGATGCGCAGCGTTTGTGCGCTAAACTCTTTGTCTGGATCAACAGGGTAGCCAAGGTAGCGATACTGTATCTTGCGTTGACATTCGTCTCCGATGCTTGATGCGCCGATGTATTTGCGCTTCTCGCGCTTGTTCTCTTTGGCGACAATGGCATTGTCCACAACAGCCTTGATGTGTGCTACAACAGGGTCTTCCTTAGAAGGGGATTGATGTAGCAGGCCAAGTGCCTGTTGTGTTAAAGTAGGTTTCTTCGAGTTCTCCAATTTTAATCTCCGCTGCTAGACGTTGTGCTTCCTGTAATCCAAAGATCAGTGTGTGTACTTGTGCCTCTGATAAATCTGAGAACCGTGTATCCCAACCGAACTTTCCTAATATGTGTGCCAACTCTTCGATTGGCTTTGGCGCTGATGGAACTGTCAATGTATTGTCTCCTCCTCTAACCCGAACAATTCTATGACTTCATTAACGTGATCCGGGTCTGCATCTTTGTTTCTGAAGCCTATGTTAAGCACTTCGATTCCACGAATGGTGACGCTTGCTGCCCCGAACAGTACAAAATGTTCGGATTCTTCGACATGCTTTTGAATAACGTCGTTCGCAACATCTTGCACTTCATGTAGGTCTGTAGGGTCATCGACCCAACAAACCATCTCGAACTCAGAGGTTTCGAGGTTTTTGCCATCTTGCTCTGCGATCATTAAGTGCATTTCAAATCTCGGCATTCTGTTTCTCCACAATTCGCTTGGCTAAGTCAGAGATTAAAATAGCCGTTGCTCTTGTGGACAATTCTAAGTGACCCACCTCTTTACCGTCCACCCACATGTAAACGACGGGTCCAGTCGTGCCATCTCGCACTGTAATCAATGTCATTACTGCAACCTCTCTGCGGCCTTTTCAAAGCCTTGTTTGAGAGCGCTATGGTTCCAAAAGAAATTCAGGGTGCATCCAGCTCTGTATTTTGTCCACGAGAAGTCCATAAAGCCAATCTCTAGGCCATGGTCCCGCAACAATGCTTTTTGCTTCTCTGTGGCTTGCTGATTAAGCCAGCGTTTTGTTTTGCTTGCCGCGCTGTTGTCTTCGATGTCGCGCAGAAAATCGTCGGCTGCTGACATGGCATGAACCTTCTCACCGATGGAGACGACGCGCACACGACCATTCTGAGCCTTTACCATGGCAACCCACATGTCGTCCTTGATATGGCCTACAAATGCAAATCCCTGAAAGCCCATAGCCATCATTGCTTGGCCCTCGCTGAATGGGTTGATCCATTTGAACGGAGACAGACGCAGCAAATCGAACTCTGTCATCACAAAGTTTTCGAGTACGTCCTTTTCAGCTTTCTCAAAGATGTGTCCACAGAATGGACATTCGCGTGTACTAGAAGCAACTTCAGCATTGCAATCAGGACAAACCTTGACGGGCGCTTCACCGCCTTCCGTCTTTGTTGCGCCATCCAAGTTGGCAGTATCATCTAAAGAACCGTGCGTAATAACGGACGTTCCGAAGTCCATGACGATGCAATTGGTTTTAATGATGTCAGGATATAGCTCAGGATCAACGATTCGTAGCCCACGTCCAATCATCTGCACCATAGTGCCCTTCTGAGAGCAGGGACGTGTCAGGACGACACAGGACACGGGTGGGGCGTCAAACCCCTCTGTAAGCACCGCTACGTTGACCACAACCTGCAAGTCGCCATGCTCTAGGTCATGCAGCATTTGCTCACGCTCACGCTTATCTGTTTCGCCTGTGACATAATCGGCCTTGATGTCTGCAAGCAGAAACGCTTCGCAAAGATGTTCGGCATGTTTAACGGTGGAGCAGAACACAACTGTTTTACGATCACCTGCCTTGTCGCGCCATTCCCGGACAATTCTATCGTTAATGACTTGGCGGTCCATGATAGCGGCGACCTCTTCCATGTCGTACTCTTTGCCGCGCTTGGTTACGTTGTTCAGTGCGTCATTGACGCCGAGGTCAACCACAAATGTTTTAGGGCGAACCAGAAAGCCTTCATTGATCAGGGTAGATAATTCTATCTGATGTGCGCAGTTGTCGAACACAGAGCGCAACCCTTTGCCATCACCGCGATTTGGCGTTGCAGTGAAGCCCACGATTTCTGCTTTGTCATTGTCTTGAAGAACAGCGTCGATCACACGTCGATACGTTGGAGCCGCTGCATGGTGGCCTTCGTCGATAACAACCATATCGAACTTAGGGCGATGTGCGAGTGTGCGTTCGCGAGAGATGGTCTGCACCATTGAAAACACTGCATCACCGTCCCAGTGCTTGACTGTGCCATTGACGATGCTTGTCGTAATGTAGGGGTTCACCTTTTTGAACTTGGATTGATTTTGCTCAACAAGTTCGTCACGATGCTGCACGATTAGAATTTTTTTGCCTTCCTTGTGACGCTTGCCCACAAGCGCAGAAAGCATGATTGTTTTGCCTGCACCCGTTGGTGCGACAACTAGGGTATTGCCGTGCTTGTCGAGCGCTTTCATAGCGTCGTTTACGGCCACCTCTTGGTAGGGGCGTAGTAACATTAGAACACCTATTCGCTAGAAAAGTTAGGGGGGATTGCGGCCCACGGCCCCCCTATCCGTGGTCTAGCAGGCGCGGATTGGCCTTGCCGCTAGATTACCGTTGCGCCCAAGAAGGGACTGCGCCAGACGATTTTGGTGCAGAATACTGTGACGGTGCTGCCGCAGGTGTCTGCATGACTGACGCTTGTCCACCATGGATGAACTCGCGCGAATTAGGTGTTAGTGCGGCGAGCAATCGGTTGCTGTCAGAGTAACCATTGGAGCCTTTCTTGATGCCAACCTTAGCACAGATTTCCATGGCGTTTAAGTCAAAAACTCCAGAGATGTTACGAGCCTGTTGTGCCTGTGGCGACATGTCCGCAGGGTCAATGCCACGCGCACTTTCAACAAGTGATTTCAATGTGCGCAGACCAATCTCTTTAGCCTGCGGGATGCCGCTTTGTCCTAGCTTGTCGCCGTCAACAAAGACGCGATCCCAGAACTTGCGACGATCAAATTCACCACCGATAATGGTGAACTCAATCTCCATCCACTTGGCTGCTGATGTCGTGGACTTTTTAAACCATGCGCCGTGACCGAACTCGGGGATTTCCATGTCGCCCTGTTTAATAATCATAAATGCACGGCAAACTGTGCCGTCAGGGATTAGAGAAAACTCACCTTTTGGGTTGTCATCGGCGGGTACGTTATTCAAATTAAGCATTATGCTACCTCTTCGCTAGAGTTTTGTGTTGCAGGGTCAACGAATGTCAAACCCCGTGATTCATCTGGAGACCCACTAGACATTTTTTCCATAAGTCTGCCAAGGTGTGGCTCTTCCAAAGTTTCGAGACGACCAGAGCGATCTTTCGCAGGGTAGCCCCATTCGTTTAATGGCTGACAAACAAACGCACGGTATTGCCCATGGTCCCCTGTTAAGACTGCCATTGTGATCATTTCGTCAACAATTCCCGGCAATTCACGACCAGTCTTGCTGCCTTCGATCTGTAGGGCGTATTGCTTACGTCCATACTCGTCTGTGATTTCGTCAAGGATGCCAACGAAAATCACGCTCTTTTCGCGGATGTGTTGGATGTGCGTTAGCCACGCCATCATCTCGCGTCCGTGCATGCCATAGGCTGCACGAGTGTCCAGCTTGCCAGAGCGCTCAGAACGCGACTCTGGTTGCTGTAAGCACCACTGAAAGCACAAACGCCCTGCGACTGTGATAGAGTCCACAAATAGCGTATCGTACTTCTGCCAAAACTCTGCGCTGTCTCCAAACATCGTGGCAACATAATCGTAATGCGCTTGACTGTATGGCTGATCTTCTGACAGCGATGGGTTAGGCCCCCCCAAGAAACAGGCGAGGTCACGGCATTCTGTCCATGTGCGAGGCCGGATTACGTCGATGGGGAAACCTTCAATTGCAGCGTCTCCCGCTTCCAAGTCCAAGAACAGCGTAGTGCTAGGGTTTAGTGTCCGCGCCAATGTAGTTTTACCCACACCGCTTGCGCCACAGACAACAATTTTATGGCCTTTTTTCTCAGCAAGACGCTGATCTGCTGTGATAATTTGCAGTGCCATTATTCTACCTCTTCGATTGTGAAGCCGCCCACTTCCACGCTGCGGCATGGTTCAAGCATATCTTTTATTGCGGGTGGGGCTGCGGTATATTTGCGCTCGTCAACAGCAAGTGTCAGCTTGCCATAGTGACGCGCATCTTCCTCTTGCATTGACTGCAAGACATTCCCAAGTTTGTCTTGGTCCCACGTTACTTTCTTGCGCACAGTGGCCTTTAGCTTACGATTGCCTGCCACAATGTATGTGGTTCCAAAGTTCTTACCATCTGCGCGTAGAGCGTCGGTGGCCGGGATGTAGAATGTATCATAGAGTTGTTCTTCAACGTCCGCCAACTCCTCACGCAAGTCTGCAATGATGTATTTGAGTTCCTGACGACGTTCGAACAGTTCACGACTATTCATGTCGGTTCCTTTCCGCTTTAAGTTACTAGAAACTCACATATCCCATATAGCTTGGGACATGTCAACGGATTTTTTTAGATAAAAATATTTCTATGCCATGGATGGCATGCATAAGTTTCTTTTTTAATTTAAATTCAGGGGTTTCGACGCCCTTGGCATCTTCGACAACTTCGTACCAGTCTCCGTTCTTGTCTTCCTTCTGGTATCGAAAGTCAGCGACATACACGCAAATCTTTTCGCCATTGACTACAAGATTATACCTCACCTGTAGCTCTAGGTCTTTAATCCGCTCTGCGCGTTCGAGCGACTTCAGGTACAGGTAACGCTCTGACTCCCACTTGGAATCAAACTTGATGTTATCTACTATAACCTTCTTGTTTCCGTACTTGGTCCTTGACCCACGCCGCTTGGGATTATATACATTAGGAAACGTCATTTATGGGAAGAACCTCTATGCCAAATCCAGTAAAGTACAAATCTGTTGGTGTTTCAATAGATGCTTACGACAAGTTAGTGAAAATAGCAGACCACGAGGATCGTGCTATCGGACGCCAATTGTCGCGCATGATTGATGACGCTTACGACGAGGTGCAAGCAAAGGTAGCCGCCCGTTATGACCGTCGCCATAGCTTGGGCGGCATTGCCTCTGTATTAGAAGATTAAAGAAGCCCAGCGCTTCCTAGACCACCCAGTAGTGTCGCTGCCACTGCTGGGTTTTCTTTTGCGCGGCGACGAATCTCTGACTGTACATTACGCTGCAATTGCTGAATCGGCCCCATAGGAGCAGATGGGGCAGCAACTTCAGGTGGCTCAGGGATGCTGATTTCTGGAACAGGAGTTCCGGTAGGGCGAACAGTTGTTCGGGTTTGACCCGGCTGCTCTGCTGAACCTAAACCAAGCGCACGATATGTCGTTTGGAGGTTGCCGCGACCAGCCTGACCCATGGCAGTTCCAATCCCACTTGCAACCTTGCCCGCCCGTGATGCTGCGCCGCCAATGTCAATGCCTTCGTCAATCATTGCTTGGTTTAATGCGCCAAGCATAGCGTTTCCTCTTAACTCTTGATTAGAAGCCGCCGCCCTACGCGCTTTTAAAAACGTCTTTGCAGTTGTCGGGTTGCCCATAGCTTTAGCCAGCAACTTAAACCGTGTAACAGCGCCAAGCGTATTGATTGGGTGCTTCAAGAAGTTTGCCCAGATACTGCCAGCGGCAATCGCACCTTCTTTTCCAACGTCGCCAAGGTCAACTAAGTCATCAGCAAATCCATTCAAGGCAGTCGCTGTATCCTCACCCAAGATGGCCTTTAGCGCTCCGGGTTTGTATTTAGACACGGCATCTTTTAATGACCTTGCAGCCTGTGGGCTTGCAAACACTTGGTCATCAACAACAGACAAAATATCTTGTAGAACAACGTCCTTCATGTTTTGCTTTAGCTGTGGATTGTTATCAAAGAACTTCATAATCTTGACAACTTCATCCTGTGTTAGCTTTGGATTGGTCAGGGCGCGAACGGCACTGTCGTAGTTTTCGAACTTACCAGACTGAATGTCTTTGATTACGCTTGTCTTTAGAGCATCATTGAGTTTGTTCTGAGCAGAAAGCATGTCTTGCATGCTTTGAACAATGCTTGTTTGACCACCCGCTGCATCTGTCACACGGCGAATGTCATCAATAGCAATGCTTTCTTTTGCATTCGCATTGCCAATTTCTTTTGCCAGTTTTTTGACTTGAGGCCAATCTTTTCCAAACAAAGCAGGACCTGTAGTGCCGAGTTTGTTGATTTTCTTCTCAAACATCTTGCCGTTGAAGTAATCTGGGTTGATTGGGTCACGACCAGCGGCCTCTAAAGCGTCGTCTAAGAAACGACGTGCGAACAAGTCTTGAAGCTCATTGGGATTATCAATAGCTCCCAATACTGCATTTAACCGTTCAGGTGATTCGTTTTGAATCACTTTGTTGTAAAACTTATCAGCAATCGCGCGAGGTTCATAACCATCCAACGCTTGCAGATCACGAACGGATCGAATGATCCCAAATTTATTTAGCTCGTCAAATTTACTCATTCCTTTGCGGAATTCATTGATTGCGAATTTTCTTTGTTCGGCTGCTGCCTTTAGGATTTGTTTTTCTTCTGGAAACAAACCTGTCGTGTTAATGCGAATGTCCTCAAGAATATTGGCACCATCCATCATTGTGTCGATTTGACCGCGAATGTTTTCAAGAAGAGGACGCGCCTTTGTGGATACATTGCCACCAAAATAAAGGCTATCGTTAATAGCCTTTCTGAGGTTCGCCATTTCTTTGAAACTTGCGTTTCCTCGTGACCCACGCAAGAAGATGTCAATCTGTTGTACGGCAGGGTCTGCTAGGTTCCGCATCTCTGCCATATAATCTTTTAGCGGTGCTTGAAGAGTGCGCGTGTCAAACAACTTCAAATCGCCGCCAGATTTCATCACCTGACGACCATTCGCCCCGATTACTGGCGTCTGAATTTGACCAAGCATATTATCAATGGCTGTAAAGTTATTCGTCGCGTCTTCACCAAACTTGGCAAACGCTTCTGTGATACGGCCCAATGATGTCGCGTTTAGATCAACGCCTTCGTCAATTGACTTGGATACCAAGTCGATGCTGTCATCAATAGCTTTAATTATTGACTTTTGCGCCGCATCCCGAGCATTTGTTAGCTTTGCAAATTGGCCCGGAGCGTACCACATCACATCTTCGCCAAGTGCAGATACAGGATCACCATTGATGCCAGCCAAGTATGTTTCCTTGTCCAGCAATGCTTGGTTCGTATTTGTCTTGATGCGTGTATCAACCTTACCTGCATTTTCAAAGAACTTCTGAGCATATGCAGCAGGTTTAGGAGCGCCCATAGCTTCAAGGGACGGAACATATCCACGCCCAACTAAGCTCTCCATACGAGTTAACCTATCCGCCGCAATGTCCTGCATTGGGCTACGCCCAGCCACAGCACGACCTGCGGCACGGCCAACACCAACAACGCCACGTCCTGCGGCAATAACCGCAGCACCTAATAGCTCACCGCCAGCGCCAATAGCGCCTTCGATAGCCACATCTTTAGCAACTTCGCCAAGGCTCTGTGTCTGTACTCCGAGCATTTGTTCTAGTGCTTCTTCGATTGCCTGACCAACAGCGGCACCTCCTCCTGCACCAGCAACAGAGCCAACACCAAACGTCAGACCACCACCTAGCAACGCACCACCGATAGAGCCAATAGTTTCTGGCAATATGCCTGCAAAATCTGATATGTCGCGCATAGAGAAACCTTCGTCTTCAATGACGAGGTTCTTGCCGATTGGCTCCATGCCACGTTCACGTTGACCTTTTTCTGTCAGAGCCAACTGACCAGATGGGTCACGCACATAGCCGTCTTCACCAACGAGACTTGCA